CAGCAAGGTATTGAGCGCAGCTGAAGCCTTACAAAATTATAACGCATCAAAAGACAGATACGGATTATGATAACCTATGTAATAGTAAACACATCGGACTTAGAGTTGCTTGACTATGAGCAACTATTGACAACAAGTTCGGAAACAACGATACGCAACCTAAAAGGAGTTAAGGCGATTGTCAAGTATAAGGGTGATATGCCAAGCACAATTGATGAGTTAACCACTAAAACAATACACACACACGAGGAGATACTTGTGATTATTAACGGTGACGAGTGGAAAGGACAACCTGATGACCCTAAATAAAAACATGTAAACAATGAAATATTTAGACAAGAATACGGAGGTGAAGCTATCAATCAAAGATGCTGTAGGGGTAGGTTTTGTTCTTGTATCTATAATAACATTGTACTTTACTCTTAAGGTAGAGATAGCCGAGGCTAAACAACTACCACCACCTATTATAACCGCGGAGGAGTTTAAGTACAAGGATGAGATTATTACAAAAACAATTATGCTTACGCAGAAGGATGTTGATGTAATCAAGGATGATGTCAAAGAAATAAAAGAGACCTTGAGACTTTTAGAGGAAAGGTTGTACGAGACGAACACAAATTAATTTTAAATGAATATTAAAGACATAGAAAAGATTATTGTTCACTGCGCGGCAACACGCGAGGGTGATGATTCCATTGATGCTGCTACCATTGATAGATGGCACAAGGCTAGAGGGTGGAGAGGTATCGGCTACCACTTTGTAGTATTGATAGATGGAACAATTCAGAAAGGTCGTAACCTTGATGTTCAGGGCGCACACGCATCCAAAGAGAATCCAACGTCATGGGGTGTATGCTACATTGGTGGTGTAGAGAAGGATGGCAAGACACCGAAGGATACACGAACAGATGCTCAAAAAAAATCTATGCTTGAGCTTCTTAAATTCTTAAAGGTTGTTGCTCCCAATGCAACTATCCATGGACACAGAGAGTTTGCGGCAAAGGCATGTCCAAGCTTTGATGCTGCTGAGGAATATAAAGATTTATGAAAAAGATAGGACAACTTTTAACTGATGGTCCTTTGGAGCAGGTGGCTAACCTTGTAGATAGATTTGTAACGACAAAGGAGGAAAAGGTTCAGTTTGAAAAAGAGCTTACACAGATTCTTATTGATGCCGAAGAAAGTGCTCAGGAGAATGTAACAGACCGTTGGGAGTCTGATATGGGTTCTCAGAGTTGGCTATCTCAAAACGTAAGACCTATTGTATTATTGTTTTTAGTTGCATCGACGGTGCTGCTTGTGTTTATTGATGCGGGCAAGATTCAGTTTGAGGTAAAACAAAATTGGGTTGACCTTTTACAGGTGGTACTTATTACTGTTATAACTGCATACTTTGGCGGTCGCTCCATAGAAAAGGTATCTATCGCTAACCCACGTAGAGAGAGACGACGTGAGCGTAGAAAAAAAGAGTAGTATATTTGTACAAAATAAAATCTAATGAAACTTACTAAAGAAGAACTAACAGAGATACAGACCCTTAACACTGACTTCTCTAAGAAGAAGATGATGCTTGGAGATATTGAGATTCAAAAGGCAGCCATCATCTCTGAGGTCGGAGCTTTGAAAATGCAGTTCGCAAAGAACGAGCATAAGCTTATAGAGAAGTACGGGAAGGATGCTGTGATTAACTTACAAACCGGAGAGGTAAAACAAAAAGCAGAATAATGGCAAAGATAAGTTCATACACTATTGATACAACTGTAGAGGGTACGGACCTTTTAATTGGTACTGATGCCGCAACTAATAATGCTACTAAGAACTATACCGTTCAAAGCATTGCAACCTTTGCCGCATCCAATCTTCTTGTTACATCAAGTGCACCCGCATCATCCACCGCGGCAGGGACAGCAGGTCAAATAGCATTTGGTTTAGATACAGGTGTTTACTATCTGTATGTTTGCATAGCTACTGATACATGGCAGCGAGTTGCTCTTGATGCAACCCCATTCTAACAATGGACATTCGTAAGATTTCTGTGGGACCCGATTACATGTCGGGAGCAATGCACTATTTGGTAGGGCAGGATGTGCTTGGTGGTAAGTACACAATACACCTTATTAGGTATCACGAGAATACAGAGTCATTTAGGATATGGATTGAGAAAGGCGACGAGGTTGTCTTATGGAAGGAGTTTAATAGGGTGATGCCTGTATCCATTGAATACAATATAAATTTTTAATGAAATCTATTTATCAATTCATTGTAGAACCAAAAAATAACAGACGATACGATAACATAAAAAGCATAGCAGGGGTTGATTTTATTACAAGCACATCGGAAGAGGATGTGTCTACGTCAAACAGACAGGCTATAGTTATCGAGACTCCGTTAGAATACTGTGGACCAATTGAAAAGGGTGACACCCTGTTGGTTCATCACAACGTGTTTAAGTTCTACAACGACATGAAGGGCAGGCGCAAGAGCGGTAAAAGTTTTTTGCGAGACAACATATTCTTTTTAGACCCCGACCAATTTTTTGCATACAAGAAGGGAGATAAGTGGTATGGCTACGACCGATACTGCTTTATAAAATCCATACCGCCAATAGATAGTTACATATTTAAGCCACTGAGTCGTGAGCCCCTAATGGGAGAAATGGTTATATTAAATAAAGAACTAAAAGAAAAAGGTGTAAAGGTTGGGGACCGAGTTTGTTATAAGCCTCATCAGGATTATGAGTTTGTGGTTGACGAGCAGGTACTATATAGAATGTATGACCACTCAATAGTAGCAGTATTATGAGCTTAAAAATATTAAAAGAGATTCAAGCCGTTGACGGTAGCGTTATAAACGTGTACATGGTGGATGAGCTTGGCGAGGTTCTTTCCTTTGAGGATGTATACAAAGCACTTGATTTGGTGGCTTTGCTTAATAAAAACTCTGATAGCAAAACAACTTATACAGTATCAAAGGATGGACACTAAGCAAACTAAGTTAAAAATTATCGAGGCAGGGCATCAGGCGGTTGAGCAACTAATAAGGGTTGCAAGGGAGAAGATTATCAAGCCTGACCCCGAGGATGACCTAGCTGCTGACAGGCTAAAGAATGCAGCGGCTACAAAGAAGCTTGCCATCTTTGATGCGTTCGAGATACTTAAAAGAATTGAGGAAGAACGAGAAGCGTTAAACCAATCGGGGAGTAATGCAAAGGTAGACAATAAACAGGGATTTGCTGAACGAAGGTCAAAATAACACACTATATAGAGTACTAAAAGATTTTGTACCAAAGGCTGTTGTATCAAACAAGAATCGCAACCGCTCGTGGCTGTATGGCTACAACCCAAAGTATGATGTCGTTGTCATATCAAAGACAGGACAGATTGGAGATATCATAGAGATATCAGGATTAAAGGTTGCCTTACCCCAAACACCTAAGGAGTGTCTTCAAAGACACAAAGAAAAGAAGCAACAGTATTGGGAGAGGCAGGAGCTACCCAAACATCTAAGCAGGATTCAATCTATATTTCAGTGGAACGAAATGCCATCTGAGTTCAAGGCTAGGTGGGTTGACTATATCGAACAAGAGTTTGACTACAGGGATGATGGGTGTTGGTTTATGAACAAAGGAAAGCCAACATACATAACGGGTGCACACTATATGTATCTACAGTGGACCAACATTGACGTAGGCTATCCTGACTACAGAGAGGCAAACAGAATACTGTATATATATTGGGAGGCGTGCAAGGCTGACAAGAGAAGCTTTGGAATGATATACTTGAAGATACGTCGTTCAGGATTCTCATTCATGAGTTCATCAGAGTGCGTTAACACGGGAACACTTGCCAAGGACTCTCGTGTGGGTATACTTTCGAAGACGGGTTCTGATGCTAAGAAAATGTTTACCGATAAGGTTGTGCCTATAAACAGCAGGCTGCCGTTCTTTTTCAAGCCTATCATGGATGGTATGGACAAGCCGAAGACTGAGCTTGCGTACAGAGTTCCTGCATCCAAGATTACCAAGAAGAACATGTACGACATGGATGAGGAGCAGATACAGGGTCTTGATACAACAATAGATTGGAAGAACACAGACGACAACAGCTACGATGGTGAGAAGCTTTTGCTGTTGGTACACGATGAGAGTGGGAAGTGGCTAAAGCCAAATAACATCCTTAACAATTGGCGTGTAACTAAAACGTGTCTTCGACTAGGTAGTAAGGTTATCGGAAAGTGTATGATGGGCTCTACGTCAAATGCACTTAACAAGGGAGGTGATAACTTCAAGAAGCTTTACTACGACTCTGATGTTACCACTAGAAACTCAAACGGTCAAACAAAAAGCGGACTGTACTCTTTGTTTATTCCCATGGAGTGGAACATGGAAGGATTTATTGATAGGTATGGAATGCCTGTGTTTGATACACCACCGACTGAGGTGTTAGGCATAGACAATGAAATGATTTATCAGGGTGCTGTAGAGTATTGGGAGAATGAGGTTGAGTCAATGAAGAGCGACCCTGATGCACTAAACGAGTACTACCGACAGTTTCCTAGAACTGAGTCGCACGCCTTCAGGGATGAGAGCAAGCAGTCTCTCTTTAATCTAACGAAGATATATCAGCAGATAGACTATAACGATGCGATGATATCTGCTCAATACGTAACAGTGGGGTCGTTTAGATGGAAGGATGGTGTCAAGGACACCAAGGTTATATTCAGTCCTGACAAGCGCGGAAGATTTAGAATCACATGGGTTCCCAATGCAAACATGCAGAATAATGTTATAGCGAAGAACAACACAAAGTATCCTGCTAATGAGCACATAGGTGCGTTTGGTTGTGACTCCTATGATATCAGTGGTACTGTTGGGGGCAGAGGCTCGAACGGTGCGTTGCATGGTCTGACTAAGTTTAATATGGAGGAGGCTCCTAGCAACGAGTTTTTCTTGGAGTATGTGGCACGACCACAAACGGCAGAGATATTCTTCGAGGATGTGCTTATGGCTTGCGTGTTTTATGGAATGCCTATCCTTATAGAGAACAATAAGCCGAGGCTACTATATCATTTCAAGAACAGGGGGTACAGAGGGTTTTGCACGAACAGACCCGACAAGGTGTTTACGAAGCTGTCTAAGACCGAAAAAGAGTTAGGGGGTATACCGAATACATCCGAGGCTGTAAAGCAGGCTCACGCTGCAGCTATAGAGTCCTACATAGAAACGTATGTGGGTCTTAAGTCAAACAGTGATGAGATGCATACAATGGCTTTTAATAGAACGTTAGAGGATTGGGCTAAGTTTGATATAAACAATAGAACCAAGTATGATGCCTCAATTAGCTCGGGGTTAGCGATTATGGCGTGTCAAAAACACCTGTATCAACCTCAAAAAAAGGAGTCAAGAATTATGATTAATTTTGCAAGGTATAGTAACAGTGGCAACACAAGTCAAATAATTACATGAAGGATGTAAAAATAAACATTACGTCTGCGGGGTTTCCAAGTCAGTTTGTATCTGATGCTGAAAAAGCCACAGATGAATTTGGTCTGCAGATTGGGCAGGCGATTCAGTACGAATGGTTTAAAAGAGATGGAAACAGTTGTAGATACTACGACCAATTCAGAGAGTTCCATAGATTGAGACTGTATGCTCGAGGGGAACAATCAATAAAAAAATATAAGGATGAGTTAGCCATAGATGGAGACCTTAGCTATCTAAATCTAGATTGGACACCCGTTCCTATTATACCTAAGTTTGTAGATATTGTGGTAAACGGTATGGCTGACAGGCTATTTAAAGTTAAAGCCTACGCTCAGGATGCAATGTCCCAATCAAAGAGAAGCAAGTATCAGGATATGGTTGAGGGGCAGATGGTTGCCAAAGACTTCTTGATGAACCTTCAGGACAAATCAGGTGTTGACCCCTTCACTATTAGTCCCGAAGAACTTCCAAACACTGATGAAGAGCTTTCACTGTATATGCAGCTTAACTACAAGCCTGCAATAGAGATAGCAGAGGAGGAGGCAATCAATACTATTCTTGAAGAAAATCATTACTTAGACTTAAGAAAACGCTTTGATTATGACCTTGCCGTATTGGGAATTGGGGTGGCAAAGCATGAGTTCCTCAAGGGGGCAGGCGTGCAGGTGTCTTACGTGGACCCTGCCAACATTGTGTATAGCTACACAGAGGACCCTCACTTTAAGGATTGTTTTTATTGGGGAGAGATTAAAACTCTTCCTATTACAGAGTGTATGAAGATTGACCCTTCTCTAAATAGAGAGGACTTAGAGGAAATATCTAAGTACAGTCAGTCTTGGTACAACTACTACAACACAGCTCAGTTTTACGAGAACGATATCTTTTATAGAGATACGGTAACCCTAATGTATTTTAATTATAAGACCACTAAGAAGATGGTCTATAAGAAAAAGGTTATGGATACAGGGGGCACCAAGGTTATCGAGAAGGATGACCAATTTAATCCACCACCTGAAGCAATGGAGGAGGGAAGGTTTGAAAAGATTGAGAAGACTATTGATGTTTGGTACGATGGCGTAATGGTTATGGGTACCAACATACTACTAAAGTGGGAGTTGGCTCACAATATGGTCAGACCAAAATCTTCTAGTCAGCACGCACTACCTAACTACGTTGCTGTTGCACCAAGAATGTACAAGGGTGTTATTGAGTCTTTGGTAAGGAGAATGATTCCGTTTGCTGATTTAATTCAGATGACACACCTCAAGCTACAGCAGGTTATAGCTCGTGTCGTTCCTGACGGTGTGTACATAGATGCTGACGGGCTTAACGAGGTTGACCTAGGGACAGGTGCAGCATACAACCCCGAGGATGCACTAAGGCTATACTTCCAAACAGGTTCGGTAATTGGTAGGTCTTACACGCAGGATGGAGAGTTTAACAACGCTAGGGTTCCTATTACGCAGCTAAACTCTAACAGTGGTGCAGGGAAAACGCAGATGCTTCTTGCAAACTACAACCACTACCTCAATATGATTCGTACAGTTACGGGTCTTAACGAGGCAAGAGATGCAAGCACGCCTGACCCTAACTCGTTGATAGGTCTTCAGAAGCTTGCTGCATTGAACTCAAACGTGGCTACACGACACATTCTTGATGGAAGCTTGTTTATATTTAGAAGTATATCTGAGGCTTTAACGTATAGGGTTGCAGATATTTTAGAGTACTCAGATTTTAAAGATGATTTTGCAAACAAAATAGGTAAGTACAACGTAAGTATTCTTAACGACATATCAGACCTATACATATATGACTTTGGAATATTTATTGAAGTTTCCCCTGACGAAGAAGAAAAAGCGCAGCTCGAACAAAACATTCAAATGGCATTATCTAAACAAGATATTAATCTTGAGGATGCTATTGACATTAGAGAGCTTAAGAATATTAAGCTCGCTAATCAATTGCTCAAGCTAAAGCGTAAGCAAAAGCAAGACCGAGAGGAAAAGATGGCTATGCAGAAACAAGCTATGACAGCACAGCAACAGATGCAGTCTCAGCAGATGGCGGCACAAATGGCTATGCAAAAACAGCAGCAGGAGATTCAGGGTAAGATGCAGCTTAAGCAGGCTGAGGTCGCCTTTGAGATTGAGAAGATGAAGAACGAGGCTGAGTTGAAGAAGGTACTTATGGCTGAGGAGTTTAACTACAATCTACAGCTACACAACATGGCTGAACAAAGATTACAGGGTAGAGAAACTCAAAGGGAGGATGCCAAGTCTCAGAGAATTAGTCAGCAGAATACTCAACAGTCCAAGCTTATCAACCAAAGAAAGAATAACCTACCCCCAATGAACTTCGAGTCTAACGAGGATAGTTTAGATGGATTTGACTTTGCTGAGTTCAACCCTAGGTAGTCTAAAAAACTAGACAATATTTTATTATTAACTTTGCAAAAATCTAATTAAATGGAAATTAAAGTAAGAGCCGTAGGCGAGGTGGAACAAAAGTCCACACAAGAAGTAGAAAAAGAATTGCTTGACAAGCACGAGCAAGAAGTAAATAGTGTTGAAGAAACACCAACCGTTGCTGAAGAAACTACTATTGAAGTAGAGACTGAGGCACAACCAACAACTCAATCCTCAGAGTTAAAAGAGGAAGATGTTCTTTCCTATATTAAGAATAGGTATGAAAAAGATTTTACATCGGTGGGAGAAATGTTCGAGGAGAAAGGCTCCAACGAAGAACTACCCGAAGATGTAAAAGCTTATTTCGAATACAAGCAAAAGACAGGCAGAGGAATGAGCGACTACATAAAACTTAGTCGCGATTTTGATGCTATGGATGATGACCAACTTTTATCTGAGTATCTATTAGCTTCAGGCGAGGCTACAGATGCAGAGGATGTAGAGTTCATGATGGATGATTTCTCATACGATGAAGATTTGGATGATGAAAAAGATATCAAGAAATCTAAGTTGGCTAAAAAGAAAACTATTGTAAAAGCCAAGAAGTTTTTCAATGAGCAGAAGGAGATGTACAAGGAGCCCCTTGAGTCAAGCACGGCTTCAATCTCAGAGCAACAGCGAGAAGCTTTGGAATCTTATAATCAATATGTTGAACAGGCTAAGACTCAAGAGGAAGAGTCAAAGAGAAAGCGTGATTGGTTTTTGAAAAAAACTGACGATGTATTCAACCCGGAGTTCAAAGGTTTTGACTTCAAAGTGGGTGAGGATAAAACGCTAACTTTTTTACCAACCAAAGATGTTGATGAGCTGAAAAAGGTAAACTCGGATTCATCAAGCTTCATAAGGAAGTTTATTAATGAGTCAGGTTTACTTGAGGATGCAAGTGGATATCACCGAGCCTTAGCCATCGCAAACAATCCTGAAAGGTTTGCCAAGTTCTTTTATGAGCAGGGTATGTCAGATGCGACTGAAGGTGTAGCACGTAAGATGAAAAATATTAATATGTCTGAACGTAATACTCCGCAGGTTGCTCGCAGCAAGGATGGTTTGCAAATTAGGTCTTTATCTGCGCCAAGCAGTAGAGGCTTAACTATTAAGAGTAAAAAGAATAAATAACTAAAAAAAGCTAGAAAATATGGCAGGAAGTTTTACAGGTTCCGGTTTTGACCTACAGCCTTCAGCACAGCAGGTGCCGTTGGCAACAAATTATATAACCGACTTCAACTTTTTAAATCAGTATCTACCTGATACTTATGAAAAAGAGTTTGAACGATATGGAAACAGAACTATCAGTTCTTTTTTGAGATTAGTAGGTGCTGAGATGCCTTCAAACTCTGACCTCGTTAAGTGGGCGGAGCAAGGTCGTCTCCACGTTAAGTACACTCAGTGTGGTACAGCAGCAGCAGCGGGAGCTCTTGAAGCAGCTTTCACAATTAACGATGCTCCTGTTCCCGCAGGTACAGTAACAACAGGGGGAACTCCGTTTAGTGCTACCAATGGTATTGCATTACGAGAAGGGCAGACTGTTGTTGTTGTTCAGAACGATGGTTCAGGCGAGAACAAAGGTGTTATCACAGATGTGAACTTAGCAACAAGTGTTGTAACAGTTGCTTTCTATGAGGCAGCAGGTCTTGTGACTGTAGGTACAGGAGCAGGAAACGCTGATGTTACAATCTTTGTTTATGGTTCTGAGTTCCGTAAAGGAACAGTTGGAATGGAAGGTTCTCTTGAGTCTGATGACTATATCTTCGAGAACTCTCCTATCATCCTAAAAGACAGATACACTGTGTCAGGTTCTGACATGGCTCAAATCGGATGGATTGAGGTTACAACTGAGAACGGTGCTAACGGATACCTATGGTATATGAAGTCTGAGCACGAGACTCGTTTGAGATTCGACGACTATCTTGAGACAGCAATGGTTGAAGCAGTTCCTGCTGAAGCAGGTTCAGGTGCCTCTAATGCAGGAGCAGGAGCAGGTCTTAACCCTACGTTTGGTAACAAAGGTTCTGAGGGTATCTTCTTCTCTGTAGGACAGAGAGGTAACCTTTGGACAGGTGGTGTTCCTAACGCCCTTGCTGACTTTGATACCATCATTGGTAGATTAGATGCTCAGGGTGCTATCGAGGAGAACGTATTGTTCATCGACCGTCAGTTTGGATTCGCTATTGATGACATGTTAGCTGCACAAAACTCTTACGGAGCGGGTGGTACGTCTTACGGTCTATTCGATAACGATGAGGAGATGGCATTAAACCTTGGATTCTCAGGATTCCGCAGAGGTTATGACTTCTACAAGACTGATTGGAAATACTTGAACGACCCAACTATGAGAGGAGGGAACGTTGCGGGTACAGGTGCTATCAACGGATTGATGGTTCCTGCAGGCTCAACAAGTGTTTACGACCAAATCCTTGGTAAGAACGCTAAGAGACCTTATCTCCACGTTAGATATCGTGCTTCAGAAACTGAGGACAGACGATACAAAACTTGGATTACAGGTTCTGCCGGTGGTGTAAGAACATCTGATTTAGATGCAATGGAAGTAAACTTCCTATCTGAAAGATGTGTTTGTACTATGGGTGCTAACAACTTCGTATTATTCGAAGACTAGTATTACTAGATGGGTGGGGTGTCCTCAAGGACACTCTGCCCTTTTTTTTAAAAATTAAATTAACTTAAAATGAAATTAGAATTAAAAAACCGAGTATATAAACTCACAAATAACAAGACACCACTGTCTTGTATTATCCCATCAAGAAACAGTCAACGTAGCCCATTACTTTACTTTGATGAGGAGAAGGGCTACAATCGCGCTTTGCGCTATTCAAGAAACCAAAAGAGCTGCTTTGAAGACGAACAGGACGGCAGTGCTGTGGTAGAACCAATTATCTTTGAGGATGGTATGCTACAGGTTCCAAAGAACAATCCTGTATTACAACAGTTCCTACACTACCATCCCCTTAACGGAAAGAAGTTTGTTGAGGTTGACTATGGTAAGGATGCACAGCAACAGGTTGAACAATTAAACACTCAGGTTGATGCATTGATTGAAGCTAAGTCACTTAGCCTTGAGCAGCTTGAGAATGTTGGAAGGGTATTATTCTCAAGAGATGTAAGTACTATATCTACAGATGAGCTTCGTCGTGATGTATTGGTGTTTGCAAACAGAAACCCCGAGGTATTTATGCGAACCATTTCAGACCCATCACTAAAGCTGCAGTCTAATATTCAGAAGTTTTTCGATGATAGGTTATTAGGGTTACGCAACAAGGACCGTGATGTTCACTTTAACCTAAAGGGTAACAAGAAGCGTATGACAACCATCCCATTTGGTGTAGACCCAATCGAGTATTTAGCTGATTGGTTTAAGACCGACGATGGCGTTGAGGTGTTGCAGTTCCTAGAAAAGCAGTTAAATTAATTCCACTATCTTTGTACTGTATTTTTTAACTCATAATTTTTTTATATGACCAAGTTTTTAAAGGTTCCCGTGTATACTTCAGGGGGAGCATTTGTAAGAAACGACCAAGTAAAGCTTAGTGGCGTTATTGGTTGTTACATAGATAGAGGTGGCATTAGGTTTGATTACGAAGACACTGCAGCCGTAAAATTGGAAAACGATGCCGGA